CATCAGTACACCTACACCAAGTTTGCTCAACATAAGCAGTGTGAGCCTCTCCGCTGTATACTGACCCTCTGGCGGGAACCATTCCGCTCCCCTCGCACTCCGGGCAGTCTGTTATTTTTTCTGCTGCTTGCATTAGGTTTTTTTAAAAAATTAAATTATCCATCTCCATCTCCATCTCCATCTCCATCTCCATCTCCATATCCAGATCCATCTCCATCTCCATATCCAGATCCATCTCCATCTCCATCTCCATCTCCATATCCAGATCCATCTCCATCTCCATATCCAGATCCATCTCCAGATCCATATCCAGATCCATCTCCAGATCCATATCCAGATCCATATCCAGATCCATCTCCAGATCCATATCCAGATCCATATCCAGATCCATATCCAGATCCATCTCCAGATCCATATCCAGATCCATCTCCAGATCCATCTCCAGATCCATATCCACCGGCTTCTATACTTTCCATATAGCGACAGATTTAATTGATTCTTGAGCCTTTTCGGAGGCCTCAATGACCTCTACAATCTGAGTCAGCGTCACCGAGGGCACGGCCTCCGGGAACTTGCATTCATCAGGACGGGATACACCGTCTATAGCCAATTGGGACAAGCTTGCGGCCCCCTTCCAGTGCCACAGCCGCCGAGCTTCAAGCACGGTGCCCTCTTGCCCCTTGCGGGACTTGAGATACCCCGCAAATACCCCGGCCGAATGAGTCCTTATGATACAGTACTTGAGGCCGTCGACCTCGGGAGCCATAGCTTTTACGGCCCCGGCGGGGACGTATTCGACGCCATTGATCGTTATTTTTTCATTATTCATTTTTTTTAGTTAAAGTTTTAAAAAATTATCAATAGAGGGGCTGCACGACTCGCACATGCTCGCAGCGTATTACCCTACTCTTACCCCTCCGCTCCCCCCTCAAACCCCAAAATCGAATCCAAGGAGGGAGCGGAAGGCCCGAACTGGTCGGGCTGGGAAAATTACTCGGTAATAAGGCTGAATATCTCCTCTGGAGCCTTATCGGATTCCGCAAAAGATTCCAATAATTCGATCAATGAATTAACGTCTTCCTTGTCCCATCCATCAATGGAAATATTGAGGAACTCAGACGGCATGTCCTCGGAGTACTTAGCGAATACTTCGATATTGGATGGATACTGTCGGAATGTTACTTGAGTTTTCATATTTTTTGGGGTTGTCGCCCTACTGGGCGGGATATAATGGGTTGAGGATGTGCGGGTTATGCCCGTGGTGCCAAGTGGCGGGGCTTTCATCTCTTCAACGACTACATCTTATCACGGCGTTACCGCGAAGTCAAGAGTTATTCATTCTTTCTTTCATTTTCTTCAGCACTTCCTGGTACCTCTCGACGATTTGCCTTTGCTTAAGGGCATCCTCGGTTTCCGTCCATTCTACAATCTGGTTGACGTAATCTTTAGATGGCTTGTGGGTACCGGATACCCAGTAGAACACTCTCTGCTTCGATATGCCGAGGATCTTGGCGAGATCTGACTGAGTTATCCCGTGATACCTTAAAACCTCTAAGATGAACTCTGAGGGGCTGCGTTCTGGTTTTGGGGCTGTGACTTCTATTGCTGTTGGTTCTGTCATTTTGTTAAATTTTATAAAAATTATTCTCATCAAAGTAAGCGGCCTCAATCTCCACAGCCGGAATCCCTAGATGCGCTGCCAATAACTCCCGATACCTGAATAACTGGCTAGCAGCATTGCGTTCCGCCGCTGCGTTTGGCTTGAAGTCGTAGATTGAGATTTTTCCGGTCTCGTCGTCATAGCGGAGGATATCGATATGCCCCAACCATTCATCGTCCCATACAGGGACTTCAATGGCGAGGGTCAAGGGGTCGTTATCCAAAAGCCACCTTTGTAGCGTTAAGTGTTGGTCAACTCCCTTCCCCTGATATTCCGATACCATAGCGAAGTCACAGAGTTCATGTTTTTCTTCGATTACTGGGACGGCTAGTTTCGGGCCTGAGCTGACTGATTTGCGGTCACCGATATCCGGGCGGCCGTCCATCATCAGACTTAGCAAGAATGAACGTAAAGGGGAGACGAAAACTTCATCTATATTTTTCCAAAAGTAGTCCGGGGGCCAGATGTATGACCTCGTAGTATAGTGATACTTCTGCGTAAAGCTCTGCGCTTCGCCTGTGTCTTTTTTTGTGTACTCCCGGGTTGTTGTGAAGACTCGGGAGATTAGGTCGTGTTTTTCCATTTTTAAGATATTCGGGTTACAGCCTGAAAATCCTGAAACACCCGCACCCCAGCAATCTCTCTCTTTCCGCCAGTAATCATAGCCCGAAGCGCCTTTTCGTCGAGTACAAACAATTGAGGATAATATTTCCTTAACTTCTTTTCATCCTCAACTTCAAACGTCCAAACCTTCTTTATACTAGCAGTCCCCTCAGAAGTCCTCACAGCCGTCTCAGGCTCTGGTACAGCGAGGATAGACTGAATTCCTGCTCCTACTTCGTCTTGGCTCTCTCTCGCTTTCTGGAACTCCTCAGCGCGTTTCTTTTGGGCGATGGCTTCTAGTTCGAGGGCGTAGGTGCGGCGGGCTGATTTAATCTTAAACTCCAAGTTAATTAACGGTTGAGCTTCTTTCTTGAATGTATCGTTGATCATTTTTACCTGATCATTTAGCGGTTTAACGAACGCCACACGTAAATCCTCGATACGTTTGATCCTTTTCTTAGCCGCTATTTCTACCTCTACAGCAGCGTTTAGCTCTACGTCGTTGGTGATCGCTACATTTTCGTTCTGAGCAACGAAGACGGCTACGTCCTGCTGGATTAACGGGATTTTCTGTTGCATAATTGGGTGCATGGTCGAATGAGGTTAGTGATTAAAACGGTAATCCTTCTGGGGAGATGAAGTTTTCATCAGATATTTGGTCAGCGGTCGGGAGGAGTGAGGCGGCGGGCTGCTGGGCCGGAGTTGGTTGAACTGGTGCAGCGTTTCCTAACAGCGCCTTCATAAGTTCAGCTTGAAGTTTTACGGCCTGAAGTGCAGGGAACGGCTCTGCATAACGGAACTTGACTGTATTCCAGAACATCCCTGTGGGGCTGCGGTCTTCAGTGACAGCGGCGATTTCGACAGTGGTTGGAATGCGCGGAGATGCGCCCATATCGAACCATTGAGAGAGCGTTGAGCCTTTTAGTTCCCATCGATAGATTTTGTTTTGCTCTGGCAAGAAAAAATAAAGCGCCTGCGCGTACTTCAGCCCATACTTGGCCTTTAAGTCCTTGTAATATCCGGTATCAAGGACTTCGCCAGTAGTCGGATCGGAGACTGTGATAGCTTCGCCTACATTGCTTTCCTCGACTTTGTACAGCGGCTTCCTCACTCCGTTTGCATCAGCTACCCAACCCACTCCTATCTGTACTCTCTGAAGAACAGGGAATAAGCGAGTACCGACGGGTATTTCGTGCTTCACTTCTTGCACTTCGTTATTAACGTCACTCTCGAACTCGATTCTAAAAATCTTACCAAAGTCCGGGTTAGTACCGCTACCGTCTGCGGTTAGTTTTTGATTGTCAACGCGGATGGCGTTGAATTTAGTGAAGGTCTTCACCGGATTCATTTTAGCCCAGAATTCTAAGGCCTGTTCCTCGGTGAGGTTATCGAGATTCTCGATGGTTTGCAGGTTTTGCATAAAAGTTTTTTTAAAAATTAAATAAAAGTTATTCTTCAGTTACTTCTTCGGTCTTATTCACGCCAGTTGTGCGCCATTCCGTTCTGTTCTTCGAGTTATTCCAGTCGCCGACTTCTTCGTTCCGTTCGTGTACCACGCGGCGGACAGTGCCATTTTTGAAGACCAGACTGACTGTCTCTTGAATTGCCTGAAACTTGGCATTTGCTACGGCTGCCGCGGCCCTTGCCGCTGTTACCTCTATTTGATTCTCTTTTTCTAAAACGGCTTTTTCTCGCTGCTCTAGAGATTCCTCTTTCTCGATTAATTCTGTGTTTTTCTTTAGAAGTTTCTCATTGCTTTCGCGGACTGACTTTAGCTCTATTAGGATATTGTCGTAGTTTTTCCGCATTTCCGTTAAATCTGCCTCGTATCTGTCCGCGTCTGCCAAGCGAGCCTGTAGCGCCTCTCCCACTTGAACCGGAAGATTCTCTGTGATTATTTTCTGAATATCTTTTGTGATGGGATCCATTTTTAAAAAGTTAAAAAAATTAAATAAAAATTATCATCCAGCGTTAAAGGATGCGAGGATTACGCCTCGGGGCTGCTTTGTTTTTCCGAGGAATTCGACGTTTAGAGTGTTGATCTTTTTAGGGGACACCCATCCGTTATCGTATAATTCCTCCGTAACTTCTCCGCTACCCCATTTACTCAACCATTTACCGTTTTTCAAGAAGGTAAAACGTCTATGAGTGTCCGCTATGTAGTATATCGGCGTACTGGACGGATGGATAGTGCGAGCGTCCTTTGCGGACTTCGCAGCCACTACAACTGAGTCGTAAGTGTCATAGCCTCCTCCCCCTCCTGAAACTAAATAAAGATTCATGCATTTTGGGTTTACCGCTCTGTGCGGTGGAATTAAAGATCAATGTTGTTTTATGCTTCATGAATCCCTAGTGGGTGAAGCTTTCTTCCTGAGTACGTCACTATGCTATCATGCCGTTACTAGGAAGTCAAGGGGCGGGTTAGTTTTACTATATAAAGGGGCTTGACTTTTAAGAACTATAAAATAGAACGGAGTTATGTCATTCACTGCTGCTTGATACGGTTTTTTTGCGTGATATAATCACTGCGCAGTTCGACGTCAGATTTTTTCAAAAAACATATAAGGGGGTTGAGTCTTCGGTCTACGGCGTGGCGTCGAACACTTCGGTTGTGGGCCGAGGATTCAGCCCCTTTGATTCCTATCAATTATGAAAAAAATAAAAAAAGGATACGTACTAAAGGCGAGAGCGATAGAAGATAGCTGGATCGCTCATTCTTCACCAGTGACACGGGAGGTTTTCGACTACCTAATCAGAGAGGCGGCTTTTAAACCTAGGAAGTATGGCGATTATGTATTAGAGCGCGGAGAGCTTTTTACCACTATATCAAAGATCAGAGAGGCCCTCCACTGGCGGATAGGGTACCGAAAAGAAATGTACAGCGAACGTCAAATTAAGGCCGCACTTCAAACCCTCGCCAAGGCGTCTACGAAGGTACCTACGAAGGTACCTACGACGGTACTAACGAAGGTACCTCGAGGCACATTGATTAAGGTGCTTAACTATGCGCTTTATCAGACGTCCGAAAACTACGAAGGTACCTACGAAGGTACCTACGAAGGTAAGACGAACGTGCTGTCCATTATAAAAGAAAGAAAAGAACTAAATAAAAAAGAAAGAAGGGAACAGGGAACAGGGAACGCTTCTACGAAAGAAACAAAAACAGGGGAACAAAAAAAAGCAGTGCGAGAAACTGTCTTTCTCACAAAAACAGAGTACGGAGCACTAGTTGATCAGTACGGGGAACAGGCTCTAGAGACAAAACTCGATCAAATGGACGCATATATCGGATCAACTGGCAAAAAGTACAAGTCGCACTTTCACGCGGTTAGATCCTGGTTCCTGCGGGATCAGCAGGGTAGATCTTCACCCTAAAAGTTGTTCCCGTCCCCCTTCCCCTCCACCCCCAATTCCGCCGGCCCCCCTCCTCCCCTTGAAAATTTATCACCTCACCTTATTAACCTATGGAAGCCAATAATCCCTTGCCCCACCTTTTTGACGAAAACGCCGAAAAGGATATGATCAGGCTAATTGTGCAGCACCCAGATGAACGATCCAAAGCCATCACTACCCTCGAGCTTGACGACTTTTACGGCTCAGAATGCCGCCATAACTTCGAGCGATTTCTAGAAAGTTTTCGTGAAGTTGGAGATATCGAGCTTCATAAAATGAAGCAAATAGCGCAGTACACAGACCATAATTGGCACGTGTCCCATCTTTTTTTTCCCAGAATCTTCACCCAGCTTCGAGAGCTGGCCCGAAAACGCAAGACCTTCTTTGCACTTCAAGGTATAAATAAAGGCCTCTTAGAACTCCCTAGCGGAGAGTTAATTGAATTTGCGATGGCAAGTCTGTCCGAGATAGTTAACGGGCCTCCACGGACTTCTAATGAGGCCAGTGATATTTTTGAAACAATTTCTGAAAATTGGGAAAAAACAAAAGGTCAATCCCTACTAGGGGTGAGTACTTCAACTTTTTTAGATGAAGTTATTTTCGGGTATCAGCCTGGGCATTACTGGGTTATTGGCGCTTATACGAATTACGGAAAAACAACTTACGCCTGTTGGCTGGCGGCGCAACTGGCTGCGCAAAATGTACCTACAGCGATATTCTCAACCGAAATGTCCAGCGAACAAACTTTGGAAAAAATCATAACCCAATCATGCGCAGCCAGTCTGTACCAAGTTCGTAATTCCCCCGGAATATTTTTAGAAAAAATCACCGCCGTTACTAAAGCACCTCTGTGGATTTTTGATAACCGATTTTCCGTTGAGGCTATACGCCTCGAATTAGTTTCTTTGAGAGTTATGGATAAACTCCCAAAGGTTGTCTTTGTGGACTTCATTCAAAACGTTCAGTCGCCGGAAAAATCCATCTACGAGCGATTAACAGCCGTTACTCTCAAGCTGCAAAACTTGGCGAAAGAGTTGAATATCTGTATCGTGGCGTTGTCGCAAGTGTCCAATGACGGTGCGAACTCTCCGGGGGCAGTTATTCCGTTCAAGGGGTCTGGGGATATTGCGTCCTCCGCTGATCTAGCCGTGCAGATTCTCCGAGATATGCAATCTGAGATTGAAGAAGACACGTATGCAGATTTTAAGATTAAGATAAGAAAAAACCGTCACGGGATGGTTGGAAAAGAGCACGGAATGAGGCTAAATCGAAAGACGGGGGTTCTCGATTTAGGGCCAGTCCCTCAAAAAATGTCAACAACGCAAAAGAAAGTGAAATGGGATTAGTGATTTTCTAAAAAAATAATATGGATAAAAAAGTGCAAGCATTAAATATCGTTGACTACGTTACCAGCGCGGGCCATGCAATGTGGATCGATACAGAATTTCCAGCGTCTATCCCCACTGGTTATTTTCAGGAAAAAATCGACTTTTTATGTCGGCTAATTGACGAGATAGGCGGGACAGAAAAATTGAAGAACGCCGTGAGGGAATTGACCCCAAAAGACTACGCCGAAAAAGAGTGGACTGCTTAACCTAAAAAAATGACCCACAAACTCTCAACCTGCGGCCAATTTATCTTCATCCCCCTATCTGACACTCAGTTGATGCTGGGTGATGAAGTGCGCTGGATCGACGGCAAGCCCTATGTAATACGCAAAAAAGACTCTTGACCCTTTGGGCTTTTTTCTCTAACTTGAAAGGTGCTTATCATCTATTTTTAAAACATATGGGACTCAAATATCCAGGAAAAAAGATTACAGTTGGCGGAAAAACCGTAACTAAATCAACAGGTTTCCCTAAGAAATCCACAGTTCAGCGGACTCTGAAAGGAACTGCAGCCGGAAAAGGTTTTCTTCGATCCACCTTCCCAAAGGGCTAAAAGACTCTTGACCCCTGCTCGGTAGTTGAGATATTCTACCCTTGGTTTTTTTCTGGTTTTAGTTTGAATGAGGGTGGAGAGCCCTAGTCTTGCATCTAGGGCTTTTTGCTGTTTTTATTTCTTGCGCTTTTTCTCTTGCGTCGCTGTCAGTATTCCGCTACAGTGACGTTACTATTTTTAATCTACTTTTATGCAAGGAAGTAACCACGTTGATTATTCTCAGTTTTCTGAATTAATTCCCAAACTCATGGAACGAAAAAACGAGCTACAGGATGAGATGAAGGCGCTTGATTGGCTGATTGCGAATACGTGCGGGGAGAAAGTTATTGCGCCCATTGTTAAAGGTCGAAGGAACTACAAGAGAAAAACATGTCTGAGTTGCCAGAAAAAGTTTAAGCCCTGCGGCGGAATGCAGGTGAGGTGTACCCCTTGCGGCGTTGATTATCGCAAGAAGTACATGGAGGTTAAGAATAAAAACAGGTCAGCGTCTAATTTGCCGCCGCTACTTGATCCGGTTCACCTTAGTGATGGTGTTGTTAAGAATTCTAAATTTTAAAAATGCAAATCCGAAAACCAATTTCAGTATATCTCAGTGAAGAAGAACGTAAACAAGCCGAAAAGCTCGCCAAGGGACTTGGCGCTAAAAGTTTTAGTGACGGTTTTAGGCGGATCTTGCGGCTGTTTGCGGCGATGAGGGATAGTTAATATTTTTATAAAAAAGAAAATGAAACAACTAATTTATAATGGCTTCATTAAAGAGAGAGATTTTGGAGAGAACGATCAAGCTCTCTTTATTGGAGAAATGCCCCTCCCGTTAGTAAAAGAGTTTGAAGAGTGTCTAAAAGGGCGGCAGGTTTCAGTTCGCTACTGGGTTTCTGCTAAGGAAAAAAGCAAAGATCAGATTAAAGAAGACGCTTTGCGGAGAATATTAGGCTTCGTGGATGCTAAATATGACGACATATACACTGAGAGCACAGGCTATCTATGGACTACAGAGGATTTATCTATCGGAGGGCATGATGTGATTAAGGAACTAAGAAGCCATGCAGGAAAATTCGTTTACCTAGAGGTTGACGTGCATGAGTAATTATCAATTATTTGCTTTTTCTGAAAAATCTACTACCATGTGCTTATGGTACAAGTCCCATCAACTGAGGCCGAGGTATTGAGGTCAATTACTGATTATTTGACGCTCAATAATATCTATCACTTGCGGCTCAATTCTGGAAAAGTGCTAATCACTCAGGGACTGACGCGGAGAATGATCAATCTCTGTCCTGAAGGTACCCCTGACATCTTCGCCCTAAAGGACGGAAAAGCTGTATTCCTAGAGGTAAAGCGCGATGCAAAGGTGAAAGAAACTTGGCTAAAGAAGATCAGGAACTTCAAGAAAACCGCGGTAGTCGCCCACTCCGCAAGACGTGAAATAGAGCAGTACAAAGCCATGAAGACAATCGAAGCAGCGGGCGGTGATACTTACTTAGTAGCTAGTTTGGGGGAGGTGATGGAGATTTTTAAATAAATAAAACATGTACATAATCACAGGAGCCGGAAAGTCCCGCTCTCACAATAATTACAAAGAAGACCTTGACAATGTCCCCATTACTGTACATGATGACGGCATTGAAGATTGTCGAGATTCTGAGAGAGTTTCTAAAAGCGATACGGTCGGGATGATCAAAGATAGACTAAACGCCGCACCGCTGAATTCTGAAGTTAATCACGTTTACAGGAAGGTGCTCAAGGGGATTGAAGGGGAAAAATAAAACTTTTTTATGGAAAATGTTTGTCACTGTGGGAAGGTAGCTAAAAGTAAAGCTGGGCTAGTTGCGCACCAGCGGAGTTGTGCTGTTTCTGAGCCTGAGAAAGTGGATGAGGTGGCCATGTTTGATATGTGTGGAGAAATAACAGAGGTGGGTTCTATAAGCGACAGTACTTTAGGAATGGCGCCTTTTGCGACTCAAGATCTAGCCCCGGGCCACATAGTTGAGATGAGAGGAGAACTAGGGGAAGTCAACACTTTAACAGACGGGGACGCCAGCAATGCGGACGCTCTGCACACTCATCCAGAAGAAATCAACCCAGACACTGATCTAGTCCTATCAGATTCTGCACTATTACTGCGTGGGATTTGTTCAAAGTTACGTGAGGCCATTAGCGACGGTGATATCCGCCGGGCCTTGATGGACATGCACACACGTGCTGAGGCAGTGACTAACAATGAGCAGGTAAAGGATGAATTATTGTCACTCTTGCCGATGCTAATTGACGGTGATGACAAATTTAAAGTTAAACAATTTTTAGAAAAAATAACCCCCCAATCATGAAGACGGTTCAATTGAAAAAGTATCAAGTAGCTGATCTGGTTGCGTTTCTGAATTCTCTGAAACCTGCCGACTTAGGTGATCTTCGAGTTATCAGGAAAATTTCCAGCGTTACCGATACACTCGAAAAAGGCATCAAAGATTACAATGATCTGTTTGAGGGAGTGCGAAAAGATGTCCAGAAGTTTATTGACAGCGAACAAGTGAAGGTAAAAGCCCTTGAAGATAAAGCAAAAGCCGAGGCTGACACCACTAAAAAACATGAAATCGAAAACGAAAAAGCTGAGTTACAAAACGGAATTCAGGCTGGGATCAGGCCGTTTAATGAAAAACTTAAAACACTAAAAGAAAAAGATGGAGAGGTAAAAGTCGCTGTCGATATCGACCCCAATCACTTTGCAGAATTATCCGAGCAGTTCAAGCGTCACGCCGCCAGTAAATACGTAATCACCAAAGAGTATGTTATGACTGCGGATGCTCTTGGTATTGAAGATTAATTTTAATATTCAAATATGAAAACTGGAAGATATCCAGCAATAGGCATGAGAATGAGCTACTCTGCAACGGAAGAAGATATAAAGGCTTTTGATGAGGAGATAGAAAAGCTAATGAATAGATATCGGATTTATTCTGTAAACTATGTGTTGAACCCATTTAATAAGAAAGATTAATATCATGGCTAGACCATCAAAATTTCAGAAAAAATTTACCGAAGACTTAATCGACTTCTTTTCCATTAGTCCGCTAGAGCGTCAATTGACGGGGGAGGTAGTAGAGTATTACGAGGACGGGCAAATCAAAAAAGAGAATAATCGCTATCAGATGGTTCCGGCTAAGATACCCACCATTAGGGGCTTTGCCAGAAAGATTAACGTTGCTTATAAGACCGTGTACAACTGGCTGAAAGAGGGCCAGATAGACGATGAGCCCACCACCAAGCAGGAAGAGTGGTTCGAGGAATTTCTACACGCCTATAAAGAGGCGATGGAATTAAGAAAGGAATTCTTGATCAATATTGGGCTTTCTGGAGCCTCTCCGCCCTCTGCTTATATTTTTACCGCGAAGAATTTGACTGATATGACGGATGAGCAGACGATCAATAATAATCACACTATAAGCTCTATCCTTGATGAGATCGAAGAAGCCGCAAAAATTAGACAGTCGATTGACAGATCAAACATGGAGGATAAATAGTTTGTACAAAATCATCGACAAAGATGCCAATCTTGTCACGTTCAAGCTTAATTTTTCGCAAGCCAAGTTTCATTACGAAGCTCATAACAGGTCGATCATACTGAAAGCGCGGCAACTTGGTTTTACAACTTACTCAGTGATTCGGGCGCTAGACTTTGTCATTTTTAGTAAAAACTTTACGGCTGTCATTATCGCCCACGACAAAGAATCTTTGAAAAAGATTTTTAAAAAAGTTCAGCTTGCCTGGGATCAGTTCGATAAAAGGCTGAAAGATGAGCTAGGAATAGAGAGCGTGGCGTCGTCAACGAACGAGCTAAGGTTTAATAATCGCTCCAGCATTCGGGTCACTTTGTCCTCACGGTCTGACACGGTGAACTACCTTCACGTTTCAGAGTTTGGAAAAATTTGTAATAAGTATCCGGCCAAGGCTGACGAAATAGTGTCAGGTGCTTTTAATTCGGTTCCTAAGGACGGCCATATTGTTATAGAAAGCACCGCTGAGGGTGACTTTGGATATTTTCACGACTTTTTCCAAGAAGCGTGGGAAAGGGGAGCGCCTCAACACGTGGGGCAATTTAAATCATTTTTTTTCCCGTGGTGGGATGAACCTGGGTATAGATTGCGATCTAACGCCAGCGTGAAGCCTCAGCATTTAAAGTACCAGGCAGAATTGGGGGTAGATGATGAACAAATTAATTGGTATGCCTGGAAGCAAGAGGAGCAAAAAGAGCTCATGCTACGGGAGTACCCCTCTAACCCAGGGGAGTCTTTCAGATCGTCTGGGGCGAAGCTTTTCTCAATTGAGGCCACTAAGTGGCAGGTGCAATGGGTTAGAGAACCTGTCAGTATTTCTGGTGACTGGAAGTATTACGATAAATACAAATCTAATCATTTTTATATTATCGGGGCTGACGTTGCTGAAGGAATGGGACAAGATAGCTCAACGGCGGTGATTTTAGATTGTAAATCAATGGAGGTGGTGGCTACTTATAAGAATAACACCATAGAGCCCCATATATTCGCTTACGAGCTTTTCAAAGCTTCCCAGGCTTATGGTAACTGCTTGATAGTGCCAGAGCGGAATAATTGCGGCATTACTACGGTAGATAAGTTGCGTGAACTTGGGGCAGTATTGTATTTCAAGGAAGAGACTGACCCCTCTAATCCTACTAAAAAGGTTCGTCGCTTCGGCTGGCGAACAACTGGGTCGTCTAAGCCTTTGATGTTTTACAATCTCCATGAAGTGATGGAGGAAAACGAGGTCAAGATTATTGACAAGGTTCTGCTTAGAGAGTGCGAAACTTATGATCGTGAAGACCTCACCCAGTGGCGATTCGATGCAGATCAGACCAAGCACTGGGATTTGTTAATCGCTTTTGCTATTGCGATAGAAAATAGGTCAATGGCTATATTTCGGCAAGTAAAGAGGGTAGATAAAAATTATAAACCTAAAAAATATGCTCCCCGAAAAGTCCCGGGACGATAAAAAAAGTCTTGACGAAAGCTGGGCGAGCCTGATAGCTTATGCACAAGATCATCCTTATGCTAAAGTGATAATCCAGTTCAAAGAGGGCAAGCCCTACGAGATTATCCGCAGCATTGAGACAATCAGATTCAAATTCTGACGAGCACAGCCGCAGAATAACAACTATAACATTAGTTTTTATTCATGCCGCTCGACTCAGAACAAATTAGGAAACGATGGAACAGAGCTTGGGAAGCCAAGCAAGACGAGCTTGATCGCATAGACAAGTCGTTTTTGTGGTTATATGAATTTGAAAAGCATTTAATTGAGGGTGAAAGTGGGGAAGGTGCGTATCGGTTTCCGGAGGTGATGGGATATGTGATGCGCCGGTATAATAATTATCTAGAAGTTTTGCCAGAGGCGAGGGTGAAAGGGAATAGTGATGCGTCTGTGGCGCTTCAGCACGCGATTGAGCAGAAACAGTTGGAGGCTAATCTAGAAATGACTAAGATGACCGCCATTGCGAACACAGCGGCCACTGGTACAGGCTGTTATCAGATCGTGCCTTTTCGTCATGAAAAGAAATATGCAGACGGATCAGAAAAATGTGTTTATTGGGGAATCGCCAGCGAGACAGTGGACTGGCGGCATATTTTCCCGGCCCCCGGATACAAGGAATTGCATGATCACACTGGATTTAACCAAATGCCGTACATGTTCAGGCGGCGAGTGATGCATTACGAGTCGTTTATGGAGCGTGGCAGAAAGCTGGGCTACAAAGACCTTGATAAAGTTCAGCCCTCTACCTGGGGTGATTCTAACGTGTGGGGAGATACAAACTGGATGACTCCGCATGAATTGCAAGAATTGACCAGCGCCACTGAGTTTGTGACTACTCTGGAGTACTTGGACGTCCAGGACGACGCGTTTGAGGTTTATGCTACTGGGGGAATTAACTGTTATTCCTCAAAAGAAGGTATCCCCTACTCGCACAAATCATTTCCGTATCATATTTACAGAAACGTGCCGAGACTGGATTCTATTAACGGAATCGGAGAGATCGAATTAAATCTCCCTTACAATTTATTCAGAGAGAAAATTCTAAATCTTGGAATTGATGACATTGAGCTAACGGTGCAGCAGCCGCTTATTGTTGATGGTGAAATTGGATTTAACACTGAAGAGCAGGAAGTTTCCCCGGGCGCTATTTTCGAGGTAAGAGGAATGGCAGGCGGGAAATTAGCTGATCACATCATGCCTATGCCGATTGGTGGGGGGATGTCCAGCAACGTCCTACAGATGATCCAGACTATCGAGAATTCACGCACAGCGGTTACTTCTGATGACGCTACGGCGCTTTATTCTAATCCTAACCAGCTTGCGACTCAGACAATGGCGAAGATGCAGACGCTTAATAAGTCAATCGACGGTGCCACTAAAAAGAACATCCTATCGGCTGAAATTGTAGCCACGAAACAGATCGCTTCATTCTGTAAAAATGAGTTTGCTAAGCCGTTTTCTGATGGTAGCAAAAATATTTTTATGGGGATTAAGGTTTCTGGTTATGACGTAGTACAAGACAATGACGATGCAGAAGTGAAGTTTGTCAAAGGTTATGGAGCTGAGGGCGAGTACAAGCTTAACCCGAAAGTTGCTGAAAGCTTTGATGAGTCAATGGTTGAGATTGTGCCAGCCGCCAAGGATGAGGAATTGAAGCGAGACAGAACAGAAAAGCTAGTGACCTTTTCGTCTTCTTTGTTCTCTCTTATTGGTAATTTGGCTTCAATCAGCCCTGAGATGGTACAGAAAGTTATTGGAGATATGGACGTGCCAGAGTTCTTAAAGGTCACGGCTAAGAATCTCGGACTTGAGCAAGATCTTAAAAAGGTATTCCCAGTAGTGGCTAAGCAGGAGTTTGAACTGGACGCTATCGAAGCCGAGCATCGCCAAGTAATGATGGGCATTACTCCAGAAGTCAGACCAGAAGAGGATTCAATGAAGGAATTAGCGAAGCACATGGAGTTTGCTAATTCCGGATTCTTCAAGAAACACGCTACTAAGGAAGCTAAAAAATCTATGAATGAACATATTATTTTAACCGCACAAAATGTTCGGAAACAAAACGAAATCCCTGTTGCCGATCGCAAAAAAGGACTGGCTCAAACTCAGGCAGGAGGTCAGCCCGGAAGCGTTCAAGGCCCAAATGCAATGGTGGCAGGAGCAGCTCCACAGAGCGGAGCAGCAGTTCCTGTACAAGGAGGTGAAGGGGGACTGGCAGAAGGGATACCTGGCGGGCCAGCTCAACCAGTGCCGACACTGGCTTAAAGATATGGAAGGGGCGCTTGAGTCAAAGGAAAATCGGCTAAAGAAGGCCATTAAAGAAGACCAGGAAAAACAGAATCAGAAATATAAAACTTACAACACAATTTAATCACAAAAATATGGCTTACGGAAAAACAGCAAAGGGGGTAATGACTGGAACTCGCAAGATGCTTGCGGGGGTCAAGAACAAAATGGCAGGCGGTGTGCTAAAAAGAGCAGCCAAAGCTGGTGCAGGAATGGGCGCACGTGCAGCCTCTGCTACTGCTAAAGCGGGTCGCAAGTACAACCCCGCTGGTCGTCGAAAAGCTTAAAGATTGAAGTGCTGGGCATGGCTCAGCCTTGAGTTTTTAAAACTCGCTATAAAATAACTTTATCCTTTATGTCAGAGCAAAACGCGTCTCACGATAACGAAGCAGTCAATGTTGTCGTAGAGGACAGCCAAGAGCCAACGGTTACCGTTGAGACTACGGCCAACGGGGGAGACACCCCTAACAACGATGCTGGATCTTCAGCCAATACGGGCGGAGAACAGACTGAGCGTGCAAGTCAGATTATCTCTAAGCTTGGCGAAGAGAAAAAAGCTGCGTATTCGCAGCTTGTGACTCTCGCTAGAAGTTCGGACACCGCAAAAGAACAGGTTAGGGGGATGCTTAATTCAGATCCTCAACTCCAGTCTTATGTGAAGTCCAAGTTTGGGGCGGACTATGATTTCATCGTATCAGACGCAAAAGCTGCGCCTGATAACTCTATTGATCTCGAAAAAATCAAAGAGGAAGAACGAGTCAAAGTGCGTGCCGAACTCATCCAGGAACAGCTAAAAAGCAATAGGGATCAGCTGGTGGCTCAAAAAGCAAAGCAGCTTGGCCTTAACACTGACGAGTTCGACAAGTTCCAGAAATATTTTGAAACTTTGTCTGTAACTGACGGTGAAGAGACTGCGCTTGATAAGGCGGCTTTGCTTGTGAATTCAGACAAGGCGACGGCTCAGAGAGTGTCGGCAAACGTTCAATTCGGAGGCGGTGGAGAAGCTGAAGCGCCTAAAGCGCGTGAAGTCAGGATTTCTCCGGCCATGAAGTTCGCTATTGAACACGGTATGGGCCAGAACCTAAACGAATTTGCGAAAGGAATGGATAGAGTTTTAAGAGCAAGTGTTGTCGAGGACGGTGAAAAACTCACAGTGCTTCAAGGAATTTAATAATTAACCATAAATATTATGGCTACAGTTGATACCCGCCTAGCGGGAAAAGTGGAATCAGCATCGGTCGTTACAGAAGTGAAAGACGTTAAACTAGGGGGTACAGCTTCGATTGAGATCGGAGATATGGTCGTTCCTGACGATGGTAATGCTGGTTATGTCCGCAAAGTTGCCAACGGTGACACTTCTACCATTGCGACTCGCGTTTATCGCGCAGTTAGCGCCTCTAACGAGACGGCTAGCGCTGACGGTACGGTCAAAGTTCAGTACGCACGCAACATGCGTCTTCATATTAAGGCTACCACTCCAGCAAATCTAACCCAAGCTCGCATTGACACGAAAGTGACGGTTGATGTTGCGAATGGTGTTATTACTGCGGATGAGGACGATACCACTACTGGCTTCATGCGCATTGAGAGACCACAAGGGGGCGCAGCCAATTTTGACACAACTAACGGCCAGATCACGGTTGTCGTCAATGAGTAAACATTAATTAACAAACTTAAAATATGTCTTTAACATCACTAAAACCGGCAGAAGTAGATCTTCTAGCGCGAACCGAGTTCGTGTCTGGATATGATACTTTTGTTCCGGTGGGGTCAAGCATCTTCAACATCGCTTCGCCTCAACGTCTAAATGAATTGGAATCAATCGTCGCTACTGACGGTGATATTCCACAGGCTGCTGATGGTGCGGAATATCCAGAAGCACAAATCCGCCAGATCGGAACTAAGAGCTTCACTTCAGTTGAGTACAAGAGAATGTACGGAATCTCTGAATTGATGAAAGATTTCTCAAACTATGGCTCAACAATGAAAGCCATGCGCAATGCTGGTTACCGCGCGCGTTACAAACAGGACGATCTCTTGTCACGTGTTCTTAGCCAAGGTTTCGCCACTACTACTACTTGGGATGGGGCTTACTTGTTCTCAGCCAGCCATCAATACGGTGACGTAACTGGTCAGACTCAGAGCAATTTGTTGTCTGGGGCGCTTAGCAAGACAACCATCAATAGTGGTTATGTCAAACTTCGCACTCTTAAGGATCACGATGGGCTGACTATGCCTCTCGCTGTGGCTTATTTGCTGGTTCCTTCTGCTCTCGCTATGACAGCTTGGGAATTGGTGAATTCTCCGGACGATCCAGAAACTGGCAATCGAAGCCGAAACTTTGTGAATAGCCGAAGCATCAAGGTTGTGGAATGGCCACTGCTTGACGCTATTTCTACCACTGCATTCTTTATGTGTAGTGAGAAAATGTTCCACCAATTGACCGCTTACCAGAAAGTACAGCCAACGTTGAGCATGTTCACTGACGGACGAACTGGCACGATGTACGAAAAAATCAGATTCGTACAAACACAAGGTGCGGCTGATTATCTCGGTGCAACTGGAGGTACAGGACTGTAAAAAAACTTGCGGGGGCTAGTTGACTCCACTGATGGGAGTGGAAGGAACGCCAAAAGCTGGCTCATACACTATAGTCCCCCGCTTAATCCCTAATTTTAAAAAAATATGTCTAAAAATCAAACCTATCCTAAAGCTGTTTATTTCAGTGAAGGGATGCAGACCGATAAGGTCGTGCTAATTAATACGGCAGTCCAGCCCACTGATTCAGCTAGTTATGGGTTCCATAGAATTGGAACGGATGTTTATTGGTGGAACGGGTCGACTTCCACAAGCCTGACCTCCGGTGGAGGCGGCGGCGGTGGAATTGGCGGATTTGATACCGTTTACGATTTCGGCGAGAATACCGTCACGGTAGATTCAGGAGCGATCACTTTCGCGGATGCTACGGCGGGTGCGCTCAATACTTTTGTTCTCACTAAGACGGGTGCGGGATCTGGAAATGTATTTGATATCAACATCAACGCGGCTCTGACTGGAGATGCGATTAGTATCGATATGGATCTTGGCGTGGCAGCACGTGCGATCTTCATTGATAACGGCGCAGGTGCTCGAACTGGTGCGGATATTCAGGTGAATGCAGATTCTACAGGGACTCATTCAGTAATTGATATCAACGCCTCTGGTTCTGGAGCGTGTACCGCGTTTGATTACGTTGGGTCATACAACGGAAGTCCGGCGGGTAACGTTTTCGCAGTTACTTTTGACGCGGCTGACAATCTGGATACTCAAGTAATGGCGCTTACTACAGGCAGTGGCGCTCGTGGTGTGATGTTCAACTTCGACTTTGCGCACACCGATTCAGGAACTACTAGTCATATTTTCGATATTGATATGACAGGCGTTTTTGATTCTAACGTTTTCGATTTCGCCACTTCAGCGGCTTGTACCGGGAATGTGATTAATTTCGTGATGGATAATGCGGTGGCAATGACTGCTATTCGTATCACTGGCGCTGGGGTAAGAACTCAGCCGTTCATGGAAATTATCAGTACAGCGACTGGGTCTGTGGATATGGTTGACCTATCGGCTGATGGTGCGTTCACTGGTGACGTGATTGATATTGATATGAATGCAGCGGTGGGAGGCCGTGCTATTAATATCGACGTAGCAGGAGCTAGAACAGCAGCGTTAATTGCGACTACCCTTGACGGGACTTTCGCAAGTTCGGCAGGTGGAACTTTGTGGGATATCAATATATCTCAAACTGGAGCAAGTGCTTCACCTTTGATTGATATTGATATCAGCGACGTTTACACTGGCCACCTTTTCGATGTTGCGCTAGGTGCGGCTTCAACTGGGGCGGTGTGGAATGTTGACATGAACTTAGGAGTAGCGGCTCCATTCCTTAACCTTGACGCTGGTAACGTGATCAGGACTGAAGATTTGATCAACGTGACTTTCGACGGATCTGGTAACGTGTCCTTGTTTGACATTAATCACTCAAATACAGGCTCAGGCGACTTGATCGATATCGATGTTTCTGGAATTCACACAGGTAAAGTTATCTCTATTGTTTACTCTGCGGCAGCGACTGGTGACGCGATTGAGGTCGATATGACTTCAGCTGTAGCGGCTAAGGCGTTCCTAATTACAGGAGCGGGTGCGCGAACTGATGATCTGTTTGAGATCAATGACGGATCAACAAGCAATGCTCATGTTTGGGATGTTAATATTTCTGGTGTTAATACTGGAAACGTTCTTGATGTTAACTTTTCAGCGGCAGCGACTGGAAATGCGATCAATCTAGTCATGGGGTCAAATCTTGCGGGCAATGCGATTAATATCACTGGCGCTGGTGCTCGAACTGCTCCGATTATCAATATTGCAAATGCTGGTACTGACGGAGGGACTGACGATCATATCATCTTCATCAGCCAGACTGGATTGCTCGATAGTAATCTTGTCCAGCTCACATTTGGCACGGCGGCCTCCACTGGTAACGCAGTATCCATCGCAATGGACACAAACGTTGCAGGCATGGCAATTGATGTTACTAGCGCGGCGACTGGAGTTACCGGGGAAGGTGCGGGCTTGAATATTAACCATTCTGGGAATCTCGTTGCTGGTGCGGATTTAGTAAGATTCGATTCTACAGGATCAATCAGCTCAACTTCCAACGTGGTTTCGATTGTTCAGCGAACCGGTGCGAGTACAGCGGGAGCTTATGGCTTGCATATCAGCTGTACTGGAGCGAACGTTGAAGGTTTGAAAGTTGATGATGGTAAAGTTGTCTTTGACGAAACCTTGGAAGTTGCTGGGGCGGTGACTTTGTCTAGTACTCTTTCCGTGGTTGCGGCGGCTACTTTTACCGTGGGGTATCAGGCTGCTTCAGTAGCTCGAACAGCTACGGCTGACGGTCTCACTACTGGGACAGTTGCCGACGGTACAACGTTCGTGACTGTGACTTGTGACGACGCGAATAAAATCATAATTCTCCCTACTCCGACTCCGGGAAATGTTGTGTACTTAACCGAAAGTGGATCTACAGGATTTGAGGTTCGATCCTCCACTCCTGCGTCTGTAGCTATCAACGGCGGTACAGGAGCCAGTGCGGAGTCAGCGATTGCTGGGACGATTTCATATTGCAAGTTTGTCTGTATCTCTGCCACAGAGTGGATCGGTACTCAGTTCGACGCTGATGGAGACGAAAGTAAGGTTGAAGCAGCAGCTTAGTGTGAATAAGAGCAGGGGGATTGTCCCCCTGCTCAAAATAACTCTTAACTCTTATAAAAATGTCATCACAGGTAGGAACAACAACAATGACTTCCGCTCAGGCGCTAACGGACTCCTACGTCCTGGCGGATAATGCGCTTCAAGCGGTGTATAGTACCGATAAATGGCTTCAGTTATACGAAGAAACTCAGGCGGTATTGGAGATTCGATACACCACTGGAGCGGCAGAAACTAGCAATTATTTGGAATTTTATGTCGAATATGGCTCTGGTGCGCCGTCTTTGATTACTTGGTCACCAGAGACCGTGGAGTATCTTGACGATTCAGCTAGTCAGATCATTTTAGAGCCGTGGACTTTTCGGCTGGACGGAGCGTCGGCGGGAACGACTTATGTTAAGCAGGTCGCGCTTCCTGTCTGCAGCAAGGGTATTCGCGTTTATGTCAAGGAAGTAGGGGTTGCTGCGAATTACGGGACGGTAACTATCAAGGCTAATGTACATTCAGCGGGTGCAGCGTTTTACAATCGAACACTTCAGACTGTTACCCTTGAGACCAGCGGGATCACTTTATCTGAGGATATAGTGAATGTGGGGGGTGTAGCCGTCCCCACTGCTGGAGCTGATGCAGTGTCAAACACAAGGTCAGACGTGCCAACTTCTTCCAGAATTTCTGTGTTCAATGGAACAACTTGGGACAGAGCAAGATCCGCTGTAGTGACTCCGACGGCGACTATGACAGGCTTTCAGAATGAACTACCGTGGGCAGTTTACAACTCCAGTCCTACCACTCGAACGAATGGACAGGGTGGGCCGCTAGAGGCCACGGCAGACGGATATCTAAAAAGTACAGAAATGCAGGCTTCTGCGGCAGAGGACAATACGAACGGAGTGTTTGCTGTGGCGCGGAAATTTCTCGCAACAACGACGTATCAAGGCACAAAGGTACAGAGCAATTCGTTCACTACTACTAACGCAAAGACGGCTGCTGGTACTCTGGTATACGCTGCGGTGATCAATACAACTGCATCAACTCGTTATATTCAGTTTCATAACACCGCAACTACTCCGTCGGGCGGAGCGACAGCGCAAGTTAAATTCTTAGTTCCGGCTAATTCCGCAATCGTATTATCGGCTGATGATTTGGGGGCGAATGGGGCGTACTTCCAGACGGGGATTGCCTACGCAAATAGCACGGTAGCGACCACTTATACCGCGGGATCAGCCGGAGATCTGCTGCTCGATATGTATTATATTTAATCTTTAACCATAAAAAATAATGGGACTTTTTATTCAAAACCCGCCGACACTGGTTAAAGAGTGGACACTCAACCTTGCGCAAGCTGCTGCCACTTATGACGTTACAACGGCCACTGGAGATCTGTACATCGATAACTTCACTATCTATGTGGCGACTGCTGGGGCCACATTTACTTCCGTGGCGATTCAGACTAACGATACGAATATCTTTGCGTTTTTAACTGCATTAGAAGGGGCTGTCGCGAATATAACCGAGGGAAAAACCTTAGTATCTGCTAGCACTGGCAAGCCTACCAGACTCACTAGCGGCAAAAAAATTCAATTCACTATGGTGGGAACAACAGGCACGGGGTCGTTGAGGTTAGTAGTTAAATATATGCCGATCACGGCGGGTGCAGCATTATCTTAATAAAAAAATACTATGGCGAAATACGCAATAATTGAGGGGCCAATTGAGGCTCAAGGAGGGGTGAGTTATAAAGTTAAACTCATTCCTGAAGTCGAATCAGAGTTTGATCATACCGAGATTCAGGAATATTTCGTGGCTGAGGGGCTCTTGGCGGAGGATGTGCTTTCCGCTGCGGCCATTAATCACGAGAATGGAATTAAAAAAATTCTAAATCCAGAGGTCAAAGGGGAGGAGGCCGTGGTGGAAGTCGCGGCGAAAAGTCTCAAGGATATTCCGGAAGAATTACAAGATAACATTCAATTCTAATGGCTAGAGTAGTCGTATCAGGCAGGTTTCCGTTCAAGAGCGAGTTGATTAATGGCTTGTACTTCGATGGAGCGTCTGGACTGGGCACGGTGACGGCTCCGGCGGACGTAAAGATTACCACCAAAACCGTTAGGGTGATTATGAGGATAGGGCAGCTGTATAGCGCTACGAAGGGTATTTTCGGCTTAAATACGGCAAATTGGTACTTTGGGATTGCGGGGGCTCAGTATCGATACTCTTATTTTAACGCGGCAGGGGTGCAGACGCTGGGTAGTTCTACTTCGGGGGTAGCAGTTGCCAATAAGCCTACTGAGGTTGTGCTTACCCACTCTAACGATGGCATCCCCGGCGGAGAGGTTTATATCGATTGGTATATTGATGGCGTTTTCATTAATAGAACCACCAACGCCACTGGTGATGGTGGGGGAGCTTGGGGAACGTCGTTTACGACGGGCGCGGCAGTGGGGGTGCGCCATAATCACACTCTATATTTGGCAGAATTTTACAATACGGCGCTGAGTGCTCAAGATGTTTATGATTTGCGAGTGGGTAGGCCAATAGCTACAGATCCTCTGCATCAATATATTCCCAACGCTTCGGCCTCTACACTAACCGACACGGGAACCGGTACAGCTTCAGATATGACGACGGGAGCGTCGTCGTTCTTGACGGGGGATGCTCCCTTTGAGCCAAGAGCGGCGGCTAGTGGCAGAGTGGCAGTTAGTGGAAGGGTAGCAATAACTTAAAGAACATGATCGCAACGTGTCTACAATCTGTGGGGCAAGCTCTCCTATTCCGTGCTGGATTAGGGGGGTGTGTTGGTATCGTTATTTATGTTTTCGGGGCCGAGACGCTCGCTTATGAGGTCGTTATTTTGTTGGCTTTCGCCGATGTGGCGACTGGACTCTTGAAGGCCTGGAAAAGTAAAACTGTTAATTCTAGACGTTTTTTTCAGAAATTGCCGATGTTGATCGGGTATATCGTACTACTAGGGGCGGCGTATCAGTTGTCTCGGCTCGTTCCTGAATTGTCCCTCATTCAAGGTTGGTGCGCGGCGTTTATCGGCTTAGGGGAACTAATCTCTATCGTTGAGAATCTAGGGCAGGTCGGGGTAAAAGTACCCGCTGGCATTCTCCAGTTTCTACAAAACTTGAAGAAAGAAAAAAATATTAAATCTAAATAATGTCTACATTCTCAACTTATAATAATGTGATGGAGATGAAGCTGGCTAATACTAGCGAAATTTTCTACGATGAAGAGATGAAGCGAACGGAGATCAATAATACAATTCGCGAGATCGTGCAAGGGTATGATCTACCAGAATTGACCAAGAAGACTACCGTTACGTTTGCCGCCACAGGAATTGCATCTATTCCCACTGGATATTTTCGCATGGTGAAGCTCTGGGACATTGACGATGATAGTATAGAGACTGCGGAATATATGTATATCACAGAGGATAAGGCGGACAGACTTTCGGCGACGGCGGCCTATTACTGGACAGAAATCTGGGATAGTTCTGGGGCGGCGCGAAAATTAAAAGTCTGGCCGCTGGCCTCTGGTACGCTCCAGATGCGGTACATTGCTAGCCCTACGAAGCTTGAGGACTCAACGACTGACAGCGGGCTGAGTGATCAATGGGATGAGGTGGTTGCAGTAGGTGCGGTTTTCCGCTTATTCATGCTAGCCGGGAGGGTTCAAGAAGCTCAGCCGTTCGGCATGGAGTTTCAACGGCTCATTCGTAACGCTTGGAGTTCGACAAAAAACAGAGGCGGTATCAAGCAGAATAACAGGCTAAAATCTCGCTATGACAGAGTCAGCTTGCTTGGAGGGTTCACGGTCGGATCACATAATAATCATCGTTAAATGGCTTACTTAAGCATAAACAGATTTGGAGGAATGAACACAAAGTCAGATCCGCGCAATATCATGCCAAGATCTGATAATGACGGCTATGCTGAGGCGGTTGAGATTGTGAACATGGATATTACTACTGATTCGGCGATCATCACTTCCCAAGGCTTTGAGGAAGTTTCGCATATTGCGGGAGTGGGTGGAGTTTTGAATTTATTGAACTATGAAAAGACACCAACGGAATCTTTTTTAATAATCACACATGGGACGACTCATTATTATATTACAAATCTTAGTTCTGTCTGGACTTCTATTGGCTCTCTGGGCGCGGCGGCTACCATCGTAAATGGAGTCGTCTACAAGGGGACTTCATCAACTAGAAGGGCAATCTTGGGGACTGACGTAGCGGCCAACACTATCAAGAAATGGGACGGGACAACTTTTGCGGACGTGGGGGGAAGTCCGCCTGATGGATACGTTTTTGAGGAACATTTGGGACACTTATTCGTGGGAAGCGATGCGAATGTTTATTATTCTGCTACTGAGAATGAAGATTCTTGGGGTACGGGGTCTGGGGATTCTGGATCCGTCGGATTTAATGATAATCTTTTCGGATTTAAGAGTGAGGGGCAGCGGTTAATCTCGCTGACTCGAACTTATAACGAAGGAATTACTTTTAGCTTCGACGATACAAATGTGCTGACTATTCCAAGCAAGGACTATAAGCGACAATATGGTTGTTTATCTCCTAAATCGGTGCAGTCAATTGGTGCAAACGCTGTTTACTGGGGAGATCGGGGAGTGATGATGCTGGGAGCGGAGGAGGCGTTTGATGACCAAGGCGTGCCACGGCCTCAGAGCTTAAGCGATCCTATCGAGAACGTTTTAGAGAATATTAATAAAACCCAACGGCTCAAAGTAGATAGTCAGTTTTGGGACGAAAAACGCCAGTATTGGCTTGCTACTCCTTATGGGACAAGCGCCGTTAACTCAGTCGTCTGGGTTTATAACGTTGACGCTCAGGCTTGGACTACTCGCCAAGGGTTTTATCCGGGGGCGTTGACTACGTTCCGAAATTCAGAATATAAGCATGAAATGTATTTCGGGGACGGCAATAACCCCTATTTGTACAAGTTTACTGACTCATATTCCTATGACGGTAACGGCTATACTCGAAGGTGGAAGTCTAAGATTTTTACTTTCGGATCGAATATTTACTTTAAAAAACTGAAAAGATTAGACCTAGCCGGATCAATGGATGGTGGAACAGAGTTTTTTGTCACTATCGACGTGGACGGGATCAAGCACAAGTACAAGATCGATAATACCTTCCTACTCAAGAACAGCATGTCAGATTATATCGGCGACAACTGGCTGGGTGACGCATGGCTGGGCGGAGCATCACCAGAAGAGAGCCGTTTTAAGCGATTTTATGCGCCTTTGGATTTTCCGAGAGATTTGCGGGAGGGGATAGAGATGCAGATCACTATCGAAAATACCGGGGAGGAGCAGCCGTTTAAGGTCGACTTTGTTGGCATAGATTATGAAGTTTTGCCGAAACAAGTTGTTCCGGGCCGCAAATATATCAACACACAAGTATCCGTTTAATCACTAAAACATGAGCTTAACAGCACCGTTATCACAGGAGACAGGACTGGTTGGTCGCATTGTGACCTCCAATGTCACAGAATCAAGCCTTACTATTTATGCGACTTTCGAGGATAAAAAGACGGGGGCCGCTCGGACTCCTCAGTCCACTACTAAATTATTTACGCTGTCCAAGGATCTGGATACTTTCGAGATGATTCTGGCGGATTCACATTCTACAGCCAGCGGAATCACTACTATTATTGTTAACGCCAGCGGACGCAGCTTGAACAAGTACGGCGGATTAAGTGGATCAGCTACAGGCAATCGCCATCCAATTAATTACGAGATCGGCTGTGCTGATACTCATCTACCTCTTGAGATTATCAACGAGATCATACGTGGCAACGAGGGAACCTCCGCCAATTCGTTTAGAATAGGGGCGGAAACTGACTCCAATATCAGAATTTATGCTCAAAATGCCGACGCAAGTAAGCCATACATTGAATATAACGCAACTTCCAATAAGTGGCTGATTAGCAATGACGGCTCAAACACTTTTGACCCAGAGGCGGGCGGGTCTGGAGTTACTGGCGGCGACGGGGTCAATATCTCAGGTGGTACGATTAGTATTGATCTAACTGATACTACAAAATTTGTCCTTACTTCAAGCGGCGCGGGAGATTCAGGAAAAGCCGTTATCCTCAACGCTAGCGGGCGGTTCAACGACGGGTTTGTGTCCAGTACTGTTAGTTTTTCGACTGTGACCACAACCACTACGGAGCTAAACAGACTTGCGGGAATTTCAGCGAACGTGACGGCAGCTAATCTCAACACCTTAACCGCAGGGGCGGCGAGCAATGCTGATGCGCTACACGTGCATTCTAACGCGGCAGTTTCTTTTTATGCGGCGGAGGCTATCACAGCGGATCAGGCGGTTGCGGCTCTACCGATTCAGGTGGAGTTTGTGGCACAGCTTACGGATGCAAACCTTGCTATTGGAGATTCAAATATTCGCCGCAAGCATTCAGTGAAATTTATTCCTTCGGTGACCACTTCGACGCTAACTACAATGATTTTTAGAGCGGCAGAGGCCGTCAACGGCGCTACTACTCTTGGCGACTTGACCATATCCATCCAGACAGACAGTGCGGGTGCGCCGTCTGGTACGGCCGTTTCTAATGGAACGGCGAACGTGATCACTCAGGTCACTCAGCGGACGTGGAACACCACTCAAGCCAATAGGACTGCGACTTGGGCCGCCTCGCCGACGCTCACCGCTGGCACTACTTATCATTTAGTGTTCGAGGTTGCGGCGACTGATGCTGCTAATTACTTGAATATTTCGGTCAACAGTTCTCATGATGAGAATTACATTACTTTCACTAGACAGACTTACAATCTTGATACCGCTTCTTGGGGCGGGTCAGTTACGAACGCTACGCCGTACTTTTGGTTTAACGCTCAGCCAACTCTGTTAGGATTGGCGCTTGTACCTACTGATGCAAGCTGGGGAGGTAGAACGTGGAATTTTGTCGGATTTGCTAAGGCGAACATTTCGGCAGGCGCAGCCGGGGATATTTACGTAGATTTAGTTCCTGATTTATCAGGACTGGAGGCTCAGGGAATGAAGCCGTATTATCTGTCTGAGACAGTGGGTGCGATTACGTTAACTCCTCCGAGCACCTTGGCTACTGGAGCGACAGAGGCGGCGTCATTCATGTACAAGGTGGGCTATGCTAGATCTAGCACCGTCTTGAAAATTCAGCCAGGGGCGAAGCGCGTCTGTATTAACGAATTAGCGACACCGTTGACAGCAACTACGGCTCGGAATTATGTCACTTGGTTCCAGCCGGAGTTTGTGCGGGTGTCAGGCGCTCATATTGGCGGGAATAATTCCACTTATTCGCAGGGGTACGTGCTTGGTACAGTGCAATCGGCGGTAGCAATGACTTACGCGAACGCTGGAGCTGGAGCGCTGAATGGATCGGCGACGCAATCCATGGCCGACGATAGCACTGCTAATAATGACTTCGTGGGAGTAGCGTCAGCCCTGACCTCCTTTGGCTTCACTTATACTTTTACCGAAGCGGGGACAAGTACGATGGCAGCATTTCTAGAAGTAACCCAATAAATTCATGGCCTCAACAGCAACAAACAGGAATAATGCTACTGCGCAACAAAAAGCCACTGAAGCAAAAACCGCTGAAAAGCGGAAAGTTCAGGCTGAAAAGGTGGCTATGTCTAAGGTCTCCACTGGCATGAAGCCGAATGCTAATTTTAAAATGAGTAAAGCTCAGGAAAAAGCGGCCATTCCCGCTACTTTCGGCAAGGGCGAAGTGCGGACGAACAAGCAAGGTGAACAGTATATTTTCGATCCTATTACCAAAAAATCTTTTACGGCAGACAGCGCCAAGGGTGCGTTCCTGAGGGGTCAAGATCCTTCTCAGGCGGATAAGGTAGTCGGCAGTGACCGTGATTACACTAATGCCTTTGCTCAGGCTACAGGTGGACAAACTAAGGGCGAAAAGGTCTCTGATTTTCAGAAACCAAATGTTCTTAGTGCAGAGGGGGCAGCCTCCAAGGCTGCGGATCAGGCTGGAAAAGTAGAGGCTCCTCCAGCAAAGCGAAGCTTGGTAGAGATGGCTGACGCAATAAAAGCTATTCAGGAATCGCCCGATAAAAGTTTAGTTGAGAAAGCTGATGAGATAAAAGCTATTAGGGAGGGCGGACAGCCCTTGGCACAAGAGCCTGCTGCTACAGTTCCTGGTCAAGAGCCACAAGCGCAAGCCGAAGAACCCCCAGCAGGGCCAGACGGCACGCCGTTACCGAAAGTTTCGGCGGGGGTTCCTTTTGATCATGAAAAATATGCGAAGCTTGAAGAAATGGCGAAAGAGGCGGTAATCGGCGGTCTTCCTCAGAAGGAAGCAGACTTTGCCCTAGAGGGAGCGGCCAAGCGGGATGTTCCTATGGAGGAAATCGAAAAGTTTTTTACAAATAAAATGGCCAAGGCCCCGGAGGATATGGCCGCTAGCGATATCGCAGGGGACACCCCCGAAACAGCGGGGACAAGTTTTGAGACTTCCGCGCCTACTGATACTTCTAATATGGGGTTTGTTGCCCCGCCTAGCGAAAAGTACCTAGAGCCAGCGGAGGAAATGGGCCTAGCTCTCGATAGTGTGACGGCGATGGATGCGAACGCAATGACTTCTACTTTTGAAAAGATGGGGCTAGATCCGGGGACGATGACTTCAGCGGAGATGCTGGCACAGTGGGAGTTTGACACAAAAATGTCACTGGTTAATGATGACAAATACGGGAATTATTTAAACAGATTAACCGAGCAAGCGCTCTCTGGATTTGATGAGGCACAGCGCGCGTATCAGGACGATATAGGACAGATCGACAAAGCGATTAGTGATCCTGAATTTATCCCTACCAGTGCAGTAGGGCTTTCGGCAAAGGTCTATGCTCAGTCAAAAGAAATGCAGTTCGAGAATATCGAGGACGAAAAAGAGTATCAGCAAAAACAATTCGATCAGTGGCACGCTGAGGAGGTAGACAAACGAGGACGGCTTGAAGGTTACCTCAAGGCGAAGCTCTACGTCGCCGGGTCTCAGGACTCTATAGCGGGCCTGACTTCAATGGCCTTGGTGGTCAATGCCGCCGATATGCGGATGCAAATGGCGGAGGTTGATCATACCTATGCAATGTCCGGCTTGAACAAGCAGGCACGCGAGGTGATGATGAATTTTACAAATCAGGTAGTTGAGCTGGGAATGCAAGCGGAATCGAACAAGAGCGCGGCGATGTCAGCGAGTCAGGATAAGCTTGCGGAAATTGAAAAGCTATCAATCGAAAATGACAAAGAAAAAGACAAGCTCAGGCTGGAGACTATCGCTACTTTTACCACAAAACTAGAAAAAATTGATGAGAATAAACGAGCTGATGAAAAATGGGCCTATGAGCAGGAGTATAAAAAGATCCGTGATGCTTCCGAGGATGCTTATAGATTATCTGGACTAACTGGCAATGTATTTTATGCTGATCCTACAACTGGCGAGGTGGTCGATACTGGGGTGCAGACTTTTAATGCTAAGCAGTGGGAAGCAAATTACATGATGGATCAGGCGAAATTTGACCACTTGGTCAATCAGGATTCTTGGAATCGTGGCATGGATGAGGCCCGGATGAGTCTGGATGAAGCGAAGATGGCGGCGGATCAGTCCAATAGTTTGTGGACTCAGGCCATGAAGGGAATTGAAACCTACGGCTCAGAATTTGCGCCGTACGCTGAGCAGATGGCGGGAATGCCGCCGGGATCACTTACTGGGCTAAAGACTATGGAGGAACAAAAATTAGCTTTGGATAATCAGTTTAACGCCACGTTCTGGGGTGGCGAGATGTCGCAGGATATTTTCGGGATGGCAGCGATGGGATCAGCGGCTGGGCTGGTTGATGGTTCGGCTATTTCGGGGATGTTTCCTGATGGGGCTAAGGGCGGACAGTGCGGGACGTTTATTCGGACTAAGTTTTTTACAGTTGGTTCAATGGGAGATACCTTGGCGTCGAAGATCAAGACTATGGACAACGTTATGGGCGGAAAAAAACTTGCGGAAATGGGTGGAGTCAATGCTCTTCGAGTCGGCGACATGGTGATTCAGGACGTGGGTACTGCTTATGGGCATGTGGCGATGATCAACGCAATTAATTCTGATGGGACGGTTACTTTTACGGAATCGAACTGGAAGGGAGACGAAAAAGTGAACAATAATAGAACTATTGACCCCTTAAAGGGTAATATCGTCGCTATCCACCGAGGTGACTTAAAGCCCGAAGTTGAGGCGCAGTTGAAGAAGTTTAGCGCAATACAGGAGGGGGCTAAAAAGTACGGAGACGCCGCCACTGATAAAACTTTAGGAAAATTTGTGACAATGGGTAGTGCGTATCTTGCCAATTTATTCGATGCAAAGATTAATTCTGTCAGCAATCCTTTGCTTGACACCAAGGTTAGCAAGCAGATTACAGATTTTACGCAAAATCTACCGCCCGCAGTTATTGCGTCTTTTGAAGAAAGGGCAGCAGGAGGAAAAGGGATGCAGTTTGCAAATGAGAAACACCAAGAGGTGTACGACGGAAAATATTACGCTTACATGGCCGGAAGGCCGCAGGGTCAAGTGCAGTCCTTGGAAAAAACTGATCCGGCGGAATATAACAAGCTATCAAGGACGATGAAAAAAGATACTTCTTACCAAGCGCTTGATACTCAGCAATCATTCAGGCAGCAGCTAATCGCCTATCGCGACGTGGTGGAAAGGGCAGGGGGAAGGCAAGTAATGGGAGCAAAGGCGACTGAGGCCGCCAGCTCGTACAACAATTTATTAATCACATGGAAAAAAATGGCAGGATTGGGTGTGCTCAGTGGAGCTGATTTGGAGTTAGCATGGAACGCTATTCCTAACATTACTAAAAGAGGCCCTGTCGAGAACTTGCTGAAGGGCGGAAAAGGGTCTGTTTTGAGCGCACTGGATAATTTAATAAGCGTAAGCGGGCAAGAGTCCATGCTTCAGTACGGATCGTTGCAGTCGTTTTATCCAGAATTAGAAGGCAGCGAGGCTTTAAACGAGGCTTACAGAATGGCCACCATCGGCTATACTCCACCAGAGGGTGCGACGGAGTACGATCTACTAGAAGAAATTGATAACCTATAATAACTATGGCTACAAGTTTAACAGTCGACGAGCGAGCAAAAGCAATGCAGATGAAAAAGATGGGACTGACTAGCGAGGAGATTTTGCAAAAATTGCGTTCTCCGCAAAAGGCAGCGCCAGCTAAAAAATTCAGTACAGTAATGGAGGAAGAAGAGGGGCCGGGATTTTTCGATAGAGTAGCGACGGGATTCAAGGAAGGGGTGGATCGATCCAGGGAATCCAGCGAACAAAAAAAGCAGGATCAGTATAATCAATTAGCGAAGATCGATAAGATGAGCGATCCCAGACAGAAGGCAGAGGCGTTTATGGCACATCTTCGAGAAAAATCTAGCTTTAGCAGTAGGGCGGAAGATTTATCTATTGGCGTTCAAAAAGCTTTTCTGCCTATCAGCGGTGCGGTAGAAGGGGCCGTTGAGCCACTGACGGAAGCTGTAGCTAGTGGGGCCTCAAGCGCTGAGCAGTTTATGGAATGGGCCACTGAAGGCCCTACAAAGGGGCTACGGTATTTAATCGGGAAGAAAAACCTAGAGTCGATTAATTCCAAGGTCGACAGCAAGCTGCAAGCGATAGCAAGTGATGTTTCAGCGATGGATCCAAAATTTAAAAGGCAATTAGGTAACTATTTCAAGGCCGCCGAAGGGCTGAGCGTCCTTCCGGTAGGAGCTGGCGCGAAGGCTGGTGTCCAAGCGGGCGCAAAAAGCATTAAGGGCGCAACGAAGACAGTTTTTCAACAAGCGGGAAAAGTTGATGCAAAGGGCATGGCCCAATTTTTAGGCAATGGGCTTTTGAGTCAAGCGAAGAGTGGCCAGCTTATGCTAAATAAGGCGGGAGAGGCTGTTTTTAGGCCGCTCAAGAAGGGGGCTGAGATGGCGGGGCCGTTGGCTTCGGGAGCAAAAGGTTTTGGCCAAGACATGATTAGGCACGGCACAACAACTCTTACTAAATTAAATCCTGAAACACTAGATACTCTAAAGGAAATCCCTATCTTGTACAGAATGGCTAAGCGAGGCGACATAACAAGGGAGTCCGCCGGAGAGAAGGTTGCGAAGGGCGTTTCTCAGAGGCTAGAGGATTTAAGTTTCACAGGCAAAGGTTACGATAAATTTCGTGAGTCGCCCGGGGACATAGTGATGTCTAAGCCTCTTGCTGATATTGACCAGATTTTGAGCAAAAATGGATTAGTGCGAGGGCCTGAAGGATGGACAGCAGCTGAGAAGTTGAGTACTAAACTGACTGGCAAGGATATAGATACCATTAATGAGGCGGTTAACCTTCTTGACGGTAGAGATGTTTTGTCAAAAAACGAATACTTGAATTTTCGGAAACAGATTGACCACATGATAGGATGGGACTCTGCGGCTTCAAGTGACGGCAAAGGTCTAGTAAAACTGCTAAGGGGCGCAGTTAATGAAAAGGCTCACTTTGATTATCCAGAATTAAAGGCTCTTGACAATAAGTTTTCAGTTGAGAAAAAGTATTTAAATCAAATTAAGCGGGACTTTTTTGATAAAGATTACAACCTTACTGATCAAGCAGAGGGGAAGATCTACAGCTTGCTCACCCCAAATAATCGGAAAAAACTGGAGCGAGTCGAAAAGCTTGTACCTGGAATTACTAAGGATCTCAGGGCGATCAGGGCGCTTGCTGACGTAGAGTTTGCCAAGGGACATAAGGTAGGAGCTTACACGGCCAGCTTACTTACAGCAGGCGCCGGGGCGGTTCTTATGGGAGCAGGGGCGGGCGTAATACTGCCCACGCTGGCTCTTGCCGTTATTTCCTCACCATATGTAGCAGTTCCCTTAATAGTAAAGTATGCTCTTAATAAACCACATTTACGTCACTCTATGCAAAATATAGTCACAAAAATTAAGCAGGGAGTCAGATTGACTCCCACAGAATCCAAGTCGGTATCTGAGATTATTCAGGAAGAATCAACAAAGATTCAAATGGCCTCGAAGAAAAAGCGGCTACAGTTAATGGATGAGATGGATACAGCCTTACCCGCGTAAAAATAGGCCAATTTGCCAGCCTACCCAAAACAAAACCAGGACAGTAATGATGTGCCACACGGCCCCTGCTCTGTCCCTGCTTTTGATTTCTTCCCATTCTTTTTTGCGGGCCTCTCCTTCTTCGCCCGAATAGTACTCGGCTGTTCGCCGATTGTATTCTTCTTCTGTAATATCAGTCATCATAAAATGATTTAAAATTGTTAGTACAGTAATGTAGCATGCGGCCCCACAATTGTCAATAGCTTGACCCGTTCGCGACCCGTTTGCGACCCGTTTGCGACCCGTTTGCGACCCGTTTGCGACCCGCTCTTGACCCCCTCCCCAAACCAAGAGTAAAATACAAAAAAATAGTAACCTCATACTATGATACTTCCATTCGATTATACTCACATTGGCTATAATTTCGGTGATAAAGTTCCGGGACTTAAAATACATACTGGCGCAGATTTGAACTGGGGGGCGTCGGCTGGTGCTGATTTAGGGCGTCCGGTTAAGGCTATTGCCTATGGCGTAGTGGTTTATTCAAGGGAAGCGGGAGCTGGCTGGGGGAATATGATGGTGGTCTGGCATAAAGCTTACGGGATCTGGAGTCGATACGCCCATTTAGATAAGAGATGGTACGATGAAGGACAAGTCGTCAAGGAAGGGCAGGAAATCGGAGCTTGCGGAAAAACAGGGACTACAAGCCCGCACTTGCACTTTGATATAATCAGGAAAGAATTGCCAAAATGGACGAATTACACGTATAAATGGAGTGAGGCGAAGCTCAGGGAGTATTACCTTGACCCTCTAAAGTATATCGAAGGCATAAAAAAAGCAGAAATGAGTAATCAACCACAAAAAACGCTTAGGCCCGCTGTAGACTGGGCAATTGAGAGCAAGATCACCAACGGAGACAGGCCGCAAGATCCCGCTACTAGAGAGGAGATCATGCAGATGCTGTTAAATTATCATAATCGATTTTATAAAAAATAACAGATGATAATCATTTCCGTCCTAATCGTCAGCCAAATCCTAAGCACATTCTTTCTAGGCGCAATTGCCTACATAATGTGGAAGGACGAATTTAAATAAAAATTCTCATGGAAAAGCCAGCTTACTCGCCCGAGCAGGTAAGAGAATCCGCCCTAGAGCGGATGCGGCTCGAAATCCACAACCGGATCATTCAGTACCTGACCTTGACCAAGAAAATCGAAAACAAAGAAGAATACCGGAACGAGGTGCTGGAGATCGTGGAGATGGTTTTAGCGGGATCGTTGAGAGCGAGGGAAGTTGACTGGCGGGAGCTGAAGGAGGAGGCTAAGGCCCTCACTACAGGGGAGATGGTGGATATGGATACTATCGATGAGTGATATTTTTTAAAAAATCCTATGGAAAAAATATCAATACGGCCGCATGAAGCAGTGGCAATTGTAGCGATTCTGGCATGGGCAGGGGCGAACCTGTATCCAATTATCTTCCCGTACCGGACGGATGCGGTGGTCACGGCTGGCGACAGGGTAGCAGTCTATGACGGTAACATTGTGAGGGACTGCATTGCAATGCGTGAGCCGTTTGTGATTAACGATGGCATCGGCTATCGGGAGTACATACGTGTCGATTGTGGCGGCATATTCTTCAACGAGGCGATTTTGACAAAGTATGTGAGTATGTACAGGGGGGATACTGGAGACCTTCGAGATCCCCGAAAGTAAAAAAAGATGTTGCTAAAAAATTGTAACCCATTGAGAATGCAGATATAATTTTCGCAAATTAGCATCCATTGAGCCGTGGCCGAAGACGCGGCTTTTTGGTTTTTGAAAAATGTAGTACTATTTTAGTGCTAGGGTGGTTCTAGTAAATCTGGAGACGATTACTTATTAAAGTGGTCGTCTTCTTGCAACCGTGATCTTGCCGTTTAGTCTCCCCCTGTTTTTTTGTTTACATCTTTTCACAAAAGTATACAAACTTGCGTTTTGGTTTACTTTCTAAAAGTCGTGTATACTGACCTCAGTGCTCACCCGCTGAATTAGCGGGGTTCACAAAGGTCTCAATTTGCTTGAGGTTTTTGTGGGCGAGGGTACGGTGACTCTATAGCACCGCCTAGGTTTGCCTAGGTTTGCCTAGGTTTCCCGCTTCCTGTCCCGATTATGCTTCTCAGCAATCTTGAGCAGCTTTTTCCCAAATTCCTGCTCTGGTGTAAGGCGTTCTTTTTTCTTTAGGCCGAGCAGATCCATGAAGGGGAAGATGAGATGATCGGTTTTTTCGTTCATATTTTTTTAGGGTTACTAATTTTCTATAATTTTGCGAAAAAGAAATAAATGATCGGCCTTGGCATTCTTGACGGTATTGATTGCAGTTGATGCCGCCGCCTGAATCTCGGGAGATTCTTTAGTGGATTTTAATATTTCTTGTAGCAAAGTTTCGGCTGTGTCTAGCGCTTGACTAAGTTTGATGCATCGCTTCATCATGTGCGAAATTTAAAAGATTCGTTAATAGTATCATCGCCAGTGATATCCCGCAAACACGAAATGCTATTCCGGTTCCAGTTGTCCGGACTGGAAGCGTAGATTTTCCCGGTGGTATTGCCTCCGCCAACCGAGAGCTGGCCCACCGTCTCATAGTTGCCCAGATATTTATTATTCAGTGTGTCGGCGATTGCATAAATTGATTCTTCAATGGTGTCGAAATTGTGGCTTGCTGTAGCAGTATTCCCGACATTCCCTAAATTGTTGGGCGTAGATTTTCGGGGATGCTTGAGGCCACCAGTGTCCGCAATTCCAATACATACCAGCAATTCGGGCCGGATTCCTCGGGTTGTACCAGCGTCAAGAAACACCTTCCCCATGCCATGAATCCGAGGCGAGGACGTTTTTGCTAAATATTCGTCCAACCTTTCGATAGGTGTAATTGCACTTGTAGTATACCTATTTTGCACCTGTTCAGTGTCGAGAGTGGCGGCTTCGGCGGTCTTTTCCTTAAAGGCCTTGAGGGCTTTGAGGTCTTCACCATGCGGCGAAGCGGTGTATGTCGGGTAAGGAACTACCACCCCAGCTTGCCACAGCTCGATGTGGACGTGACACCCCGTGGAGACTTCTTGTTCTTGAAGATCGCCCGGACACCCGCCAGAGCTGCCGATTTTGTCGCCAGTCTTCACGGTCTGGCCGTCCTCTACCCAGAACTCTTTGACGTGTCCAATGGCGAAGTTCATGGGGATGCCTTCCTCGTCCCAGTGTAGTTCTATCGTCTTGCCCATTGTGCCGTAGTTGTGGGCTATCTTGACCGTATATTCGCGATCTTCCTCCCAGTAATTCCCTTCCTTATCAATCCCGTCCCACGACGGCGCAAACATCTCCAGATATTTTCCGTGAGTTGAGATATCAGTTGCAAGATATCCATTACGACTAAAATGCTCGCGGGGTGATTGAGAAATATCTACGTCCGCCCCAGAGGGGAAGACGTAGAAGAGTTTAGATATTTTTTTGTCCGTTTTTTTCTGTTCTGTGGACGGCGGGGCTTCACAGTTTTTGTCCGCCCTCGACTGGAAGGACGCAAGCTCCGCCTCATCTAGTTCTAGGTCTTCATCGTAATATTCCGCCAGACCGTGCTTCGCATAGGCCTGATCGGCAATGCAGTGTTCATATTCAGCGGCTTCCAAGCTCAACCTCAGCTGCTCAGCTATCGCCTTTGTTCGATTAAATTCTCGCTCGAATGAGTCCGCTCCGCCCCAGAGTGCAGCCGTTCCTAGCTTTGTTACTACAAGAGAAAAAATGAATATCCCAATGGAGATAACTACGATCCGTTTTGTATTTGACATGTTTTTTTGTTAATTTTTATTTTCGTTTCTCGATATAAACAGTATAAACCATACTAACTTTATTATACTTTATTTCATTTTTGTTTTTGTTAAATTGTATACTCTATTGTATCATGTATTTTCAGGGAAGTCAAGTAAGTCGCAAGGCTGGTCACACCTCAGGCACTCATACCAGTATGAGTCGGTATCATACGTCCCCCGTACTTCCATGACTCCAGCGTTGCAGCATTTGGATTTTTTAGGGGGATTCATTCTTAGATATTAGTTTTTTAAAAAACTTCTTCTTTTCCATCTTCGCAAGATGGTCGGCATAGGTCATAGTATCCGGCGTCAGTTCCTCGTTTTTCGGGCGTACGGTGTAGTAGGAGTGCTTGCGGTTGGTCTGCTTGTATTTCCTTTTAGGGGGTGTAGTGAGCGCACCGGCTCCCGCTACTGTCTCGCCGCACTTGATACACGCCACCAGAAGTGCGCCAGAGGTACAGACCGCTGAGCATTTCGCCTCACAGCATGGGGACTTGAATGTCTTTTTTGGCTTATTCATAGGAAGTTTTGAATGGTATGCGACAAGTTATCTCTAGCTCAGGAAGCGGTAGCTCATCGGTCACTTCCTGTATTCCGACAATGATCTCTCCGATGACAGCCTCTACTTCCTCGCGTAAATAGGTGGCTTCCTCCATAAGCTCGTTATCATCACTATACCAAGCTTCGCGGGCTAGTTCGTGGTGTAAGGTGAGTTTTTCCATATATTGTTTTTCATTTTTTCGCCTCCACTATAGCCCGAACCCGGGCCAGTGAAAATAAAATAGTGTCGAGATGGTGCTCAAGTGTCATCTCCACCAAATCCTCGACTGTGAGGGGTTTCTTTTTTTTAATCTTTTTTGTCAAAAAAATATCACGGCCGACGGAGGGCTTCATGTTGTAGATTTGCAATTCCATCCATGCGAGATCGTCGAGGGTGTTTTTGTTCATTTGATTTTTTTAATAAATTAAAAATCCCCAATATCACACTGAAGACACACCAGCCCTAAACTCCGCCACATATCAACTACACACTGGCGATCATCGATACAGAACATAACTTCATATTTCGGCAATATTTCATTCTCGTAGATTTCTTTTTTTATCTCCGTATCAGGGCGAAAGTCGCCAGCCTTGCGCATAAAAAGAGCATCAACTAAAATCCCGTGCTTCGCAAACCAGCGCAGCGTAGCGTCCTTATAATCGTCAGTTCTCCCCGAAACGATAACGATATCATACCGGGTGCGGAGTTGCTGCACCAGAGCCTTACACCACTCATTCGGCGGGTCGGATTCACAGGCGGAGTGAAATTTCTCAAAGTTAGGAAGCAGGTGACGGCGGTCTCTGGCGTCGCTCAGTGTGCCGTCGAGGTCAACTATGATTGCATATGGTTTTGTCATTTTGTATAATTAAGAATTTCATCAATCCCCTCCTCCCCCAGAGCCTCCCCATAAAACGCCCTCAAGCACCCCTCGCAAATACCATGAGTGATCAGTTCAATATCACGTTTTATATTTTCTTTCTTGGCGATTTCCGCTTCCCACTCAGGGCCAAGGGGAAGCTCGCCGTGGCAGTTCTGGCATTCTTTTTTTACTTTCATTTTTAAAATTTAAGAATTTCTTTTTGAAGTTCGGAGAACTCCTCATTAGAGAGCCAGATTGATATGCCCATATCGGCAGGGTGGGCGTTCTCGGACTGCTCGATCGAGAGCATATACCCTGTGACGGCTTCGTTGATTTTAATTTTTCTCATTTTTTTGGGTTAGTCTTTTTGATTTTCCGCTTCAATTCCTCTTTGCGCTCGAGGGCTTCTAGCATCAGTCCTGTTTTTTCGTGAATTTCGGCTGATATGCGATGTAGCATGAGGTTACGGCGGCCGGAACTCCAGACGTAAAGCACGGTGGCAATCTGCCCCAGTCCCAGGAAAACAATTGTAAGTTCAATCATAGTTTTTTGGTTATTGATTATCGTATTCCTCACTAGCGAAAAAGGATAAAAAGCTAGCAATGACCCATAACATTGTAATGATCCACCATTGCCGCCCATACAGGGCAACCGTGGGCGCGGAGATGCCAGTTACGACTATATTCAGTATTGCCCAGCCGTTCAGTAGCCGGAAGGCCATGAAAGACGGCTTTTTCTTCTCTGCCCGCAATGGCGGGAGGTAGTCAGTGATGAGTATTTCCTGTTTATACTTGCCAATATTAATTTTCATTTTTCTGTCTTTTAAGAAATTCTATCAACTCGTCAACAGTGCGGAAAATGCGGTCTTCTTCTACCCAGTCGTTCGTGAGGTAGTATCTAAAGCCTATGCTTTCTGAAAAGTATAGCACCCCGTGGACTTCCTCCGCCTTCAGAGTCACAGGACTCACTACCCAGTCCCCGATATTGTACTTTGGTTTTTTCATGGTAATTTTTTTAAAATATCCTTAGTTTTTACAAAAATTTTCAGATGCTGGCGTGGGACGGATGCTATTCTACTCCCGACTTCATAAAGAGGGGGGGCTCCCCAGATTTTAACCGTGACAGGGTCAGCGCTGTCTGAGAGATCCCAGTAGGTTGCGGAACAACCCTTGTGTTGGCCACCAGTCACCCTAAGCTGAGTTCCCCATAGTAGAGATGATCCTTTTTTCATGATTTATCTTTAAAATATTTTTTCGCATAGTTCGCCATTACGTCAATAAACTTCTCCGCTTCGGCTTGACTTGTTGGCTTGGCGCTCTCAACAATGATCTTAATCGCGTTAACGCCTAGCCATAACTGATCAATCATTGAGAAACTGCCGTCACCCATCATGGCTCCCCGCGTGCGTTCTCCTGCTTTTGGGCTAGTGAAGCTAGCGACGCATAAGGATAAAACTTTCTCGTCTTTGGCTTTATTTATCAATTCAAGCGCTTCATTCATATACCTTTTTGACCAGTCTTCTTTAAGTTTTTTCATAGTAGTCCGCTTAAAATAAATAAAATAATCGCAACAAATCCGAGGATACCGACTGTCTCGACAAGTTCTGCTTGTTCTCTGGCTCGGCGGGCTAGCTGGTATGGGGATGGTCTATTTGTCATTTTTGGGGGATTATATTCATGGTGGGCTTACAATGGGACGTGGCTGCTCTTTTTGATTCCTCAGCGATTTTTTCCAGAAAATCATATTCCGATTCGGTCATACCAATTCTGAATGCAGTGGTATCATCACATCCATCTATTTCTATCAGATACAGTTTTTTTTCTTCAGTTTTCATATTTTTAAATTAATTCTTAAAAACTCTATAAAGCGCTTGCGTAAGCGCTTCCGCTTCGTCCGCAGTGAGAGCAATCTCGATCCCCAAATCTTCGGGATTCTCCGGCTGCTCTATTGACAGAGCGAAACCTTCGCCGACTCTTTTTACTGTTATTTTTTTCATACTTTGAAAATTACTAAAATAAATAACCGAAATAAAATTACTGTAATCATCGATATCACGAGCGATTGCGCGAAGGCTTTTTTGTGGATTGTCATGGGGTGGAGGATTAAAAAGTACAAAACCCATCAGTACACCTACACCAAGTTTGCTCAACATAAGCAGTGTGAGCCTCTCCGCTGTATACTGACCCTCTGGCGGGAACCATTCCGCTCCCCTCGCACTCCGGGCAGTCTGTTATTTTTTC